TTCTATATTATATCTATTAGGAGAATAGTTTCCAGCATCCCCACATAGATTATTTATTTTAATAGATGGTACACTCATTACTCCATCCACATTTGCTAATATTAATTCTATTTCTGAAATGTTTATTGGTTTATTAAATGTCCAATTATCTATATTAAAATAATCTTGTAATTGTGATAAACAATTGGTAACTACTTCTCTTTTGTTATAATTAGAATAACATATAATTTCAAAATCTAATCCTATATTTACAATGAAACCATCAATTAGATTAACCGCATCAGTCATCATACGATACTCACCTAAATAAGTTTTTAGATTTTGCTTAATTGCTTCGTTAAGTTGAGTTAATTTTTTATTACCATCATACCCTAATACATACATATTGATTGCAAATGGATTGTTTACTTCAGCAATGGCTGTTTTCTTTTGTGTTAAATATTTTACTAATTCAGTTTGTATTTCTGATTTAGATTTATCTTTCAATCCTTCAACTATTCCAACGAATTCTGAAATATTATTTGGTGAAGCCAATATAGATGCGGGAGAGTTATTATCAATTTCACCATCCGGAGAAACATATACTTTAGCAACACTACCATATCGTTCTGACATAGATAATGCTCTTACCATATAATCTTGCTTAGTTACTGCTCTATTTTGAGAACCAAACATTGCTAAAGCATTTTGTCTAATTTCTTCAACTGATTCAGCACCTCTTCCACCAACAGCTGCTTCTAAATTTTCAACGGCAACAGTACCTTTTATTGTATTGTAAAGATTACGTTCTTCATCACTATTGAATGATAGTAAATCTTCTTCGAATTCTATTTTACGAATTGAAACTAAATCACCTTGATTTACATTGGATGCTACTCCACCACCAACTAAATACTTTACAATTAGACTTGCGTTAGTTGGTACTACCCCAAATGTATTTGTTTTTAAAAAGTTCGATGCATCTATTCCTTGGTTTAAACGATTTATAGAATTAGCCAATCCCAATCCTACATTTTTAGGATTTGGTAAAATGGTTTCATCATCCATAGTAACATCACCACTACCAAATTGCAATGAAATGGTATTATCGGAATTTACTTTTGTAGAAAATCTATGTGGTACTTTTTTAACTTCTAAAATATATGGAACTGATACCACATTGTTTAAATCACCACCATTTACATCAGTATTTGGTTGCTCTACAAATACAGTTTCTTGTCCTAAGTATGGAACTTCGTACCACTTTGTACCATCGGTTGATGTTACATTTGTTATTTGTATAATATCAGTATCATCTAAATTTGTAACAGGATATTCTTCGTATGAACCAAACGAAAGAGTGGTTGTTACTTCTCTTGCCGAAATGGCTTTTGTTTTTTTACTAATTAAATATTGTAATGGTACACCATTTGCATCTCTCTCATATACATCTATATCTCTATCCGTTTCATTTGCAAAGTCTACTCCGGAAATTGTTATAAATGTTATTGAACTATTTGTAGATGATTCAATTTCCATACCATCTTTTATTTTAAGATAATATGATGAATCCGGCTCATAATTAGGTGCTCCTTTTGATGGAACTAACTGATATATAGTTATTGTTGTAATGGCTGGCGATGTAATTTTTGGTTTATATCCCATAGATTGTGCTAATGCTAAAACGTTTTTACGTTCGGTAGCATGTGCCAACATCGATTCTTTTAATTGAGTATCCTGATAGAATGCAAGAACATCTCCCAATGCAGCTGCCTGTTCAATGAATACCATACCCGGAGAGGATTCATTAAAATCAGAATATGCGTTTGGAAAATACGTTTTAGTATAATCGATAAGGTTTTTTTTGAAAGAATCAAAATCCTTACCCAAATAGTTTAAAGTTCTATTAGTTCCAAAAGTTTTTTTAATAGGGTTTATTGCCATTATTAATTATTTACATTTATTTGTACCGATTCCATTAAATTGGGATTAGATGTCAGTGAAAATTTTATATCCAATGCTATACGATTATTATCGGTATCATTATCATCGTAATCGAATACTATTTCATTGATATTTAAATATGGTAACCAAATAGAAACTGCGCTTGTTATTGAGTTTTCCAATGCCATTTCAATATCTACCATTGGCTCAAATAATACTTTCCAAACATCACAACCAAATTCAGGTTGCATCAATCTCTCTCCTTTTTTAGTCAATATTAAATTGATTAAATTATCTTTAGCTTGAGCTAAGGTGGTATAGTTTACCGCAAAGATACCATTCGAATCGGAACTTCTATTTATTCCAATCCCCAATACCTTATAGTTGTTATCAACCAAATCGGTTACATTAACTTTACCAAGCTCTATTGCCATTATTTAAATCTCTTTACTAATTCTGAATAATCTCTTGTCAATGCTTTTATTGTAGCATCTTGTAATCCATCGCCCGTTGATTCAAAAGTTGGTGTACCGCTTGGTACATTTACATCTCTAAAATCCATAGTTTCCCACTCACTTTCATCAACTCTCAATTCAGGCTTAATCATATCCAATACACTTCCAACCGCTTGAGCGCCTTCTTTACGTTGTTCCGATGTGAATGGTTGAGTCATATTTAAAATCTCATTAATCATAGGGTCTTTTGAAAATTCCCTTTGAGGTTGTTGAGGTCTTTGTTGCGTTGGTACTATTGTTTGCTTTCTAACAGGAGCAGTAGTATTTACCTCCGCCATTTCTCTTAATGCTGGAGATGTTGTTTTTCTTTGTGAGTTCAATGTAACTGCACCAGATTTAATTAATTTAGCTAATTCTTCTTTAACTTGTTGTTTAACTTCGTTTTTAACAACTTCCTTAATTAGACCTACTAATAATTTTGAATCCATAATAATTGTGTGTATGTTTATAATAAATATTGAAAGAATAAATTTAATACTAATGTATTAACCTATGATTTTATAACCAGTCCAATTTAGTATAGCTGGCGCAGGTGGCGCAGGTGGTGGATATTGTGCCATAACAGACATTATTCCACTAACTCCCATCAAATGCGTTTTAGCCACATTAACAAATGGATTAAGCATTATATTTGTTTGAAAACTAAATTTGATTGTTGGTGGTATAAAAAATATATTAGGAATTTGTGGTATTTTATCCTTAATTAAATCATATGCCATAGCCAATAATTCTTCTTTGGTTGGTATAGCATCATCTACCATTTTCTTAAATTCCTCCTTCGTAGGTATCTTTGGTATAGAAATGCCCGATAAATCTATATCAGGCACAACACCATCTATCGTATCCTTTACAAACTTTTTAATTTGAGCGGGAGTTGGTTTTGGTGATGGTACGTTGTTTGATATTGAAACTGCTAATTGTATTGCTGATATGATTGGCGAAAGTATAGTTTCTTCAATTGTATCTATTAATTGTTTTTTTAACTCTTCTACCGCAGTATCTAATAACTTTTGCTTAGCTTTTTCTATAATTTCCTTTTTCTTTGGTAATTCTGGAAATGGAAACTTAATAGCTTTTTTTAATTGAGAACCTATCGATGGTTTTTTCTTTTTTGCCTCTTTTACTCTTTGTATTACATTTTTACCTGCTTTTATAGCTGGATGTTTTGTTATATTTGAATCAATTGGTTCTCTTTTTAATATCTTTTGAATTGTGTCATAGACATTCAATTCACCGAATGGGGGTATATTAATTGTTACCGATTTTAACTTATCTTCCAATAACTGTGTAGCTTCTACTTCGGCTTTATGTAATGCCGCAGATGATACTAACATTATCGGATTTGGTCCGATGTTCATAATTGCACCCGGTGCTGGTGGGGTTGATTGCCAACCCAATGGTTTTAATAATGGATTTGGAATTGGAGCCATTTCTGCTCCTAACCAATATGCATCAAATGCAGCGGGATATATTTCTTGCAATATATTGAAGTTCTCACCATCCGAATCTTGTCCTTTCTTTAGTGCTCGTTTAATCACATCAGCCATACCACTAACGTTCCCATTCATAACGGGAACTCCGTATATCATATCACCACCTCGTTTTATACATCTATCATATTCAGTTGCATAGAAATCAGCAAATGAATCCATATCCTTCGAAAATTGAAAGGATACCATAGATTTTAAAACATTTACTTTGAATAGTGTCCAAGACATTATGATTTACTTAAATAATTTTTAGCAGATAATAGTGTATTTAGTTTTCCCTTTATTGCTTTAAATGCTGCGATATTTACAGGACCCATTTGTGTAGGCCCAACTGG